TGCCTTGAAGAAAATGTTACAGGTGTTGTAAAACTTACCTCTTCAAATGCAAATGTTCTTTTACCTTTCATAGCCGTGTGAAACTCACCTGCACGGTTTGGATGAAAAGTTCCTACACTTTCTTTCTTACCTTTACCTGGATAACCACCTTCTTTGGTGCCGTGTAAGTGTGCCTCATTAGAATCGTGAGATTTATGTAATACAGAATCTTGTCCGTATTTTTCACCATGCTTCTTGAGAAAGCCTTTCAATGCACCACCATCTTTACCTTTCTTACCAACAACTAGATAAGAATGTTCATCAACTGGTCTTGCCTGTGGTGTACCATGATTCTCTATATAACGACCCTTTACTCGTATGAAACCATGACCGGCTTTACGAATATCTTTCTCTAGTGATTTGTTTCTCTTCTTATTTTCAGAAGCGTCAAACTCACCACGATGGGCAGTAATCATGCCGACATTTCTACCTTGAGTATGTGAATGTACCCTACTTAAGCTAGATTCGTTATATAGTGTCTTTAATGTTTTCATGTTGTTTATTTATAACCTCTTTTAATACCAATCTATAAGGTAACACATTATACCTCAAAAAAGGGGCATACTTGCATATTTTTCTATAATAGTCTGGCCAACGTATTGTATCAGATATTTTACGGTTCCACATACCAAAAAACTTGAGTATATTATTTAATATACATAAAGTCTCAATCTCTACCTCCTTTTGTAATGCCCTTTTTAATAGTATTGGGTAGTCACCAGATGTTTTGATAACATCATTCGGATTTTCTGCACCCTCAAATAAACTTAAACAATCATTTTTAAAAGTGTAAGATAGAGATTGAATGACCTTTTGTCTGCTCAAATATACTTTATGACATTTATCCTCTAATAACTCACCTGCCCAGATATTGTCGTTTTCTAAGAAGTTGGCTACCAGAAAAGAAATTAACTCTTCTCTCTTTATATATTTCCTTGAAATCTTGTAAAAGTGCCATTTGTCTTTTCTATTTTCAAAAGCATTTACTGATATCCTAGATTTACCACCATACTTAAAAAAGTCAAAGCTATCTTTTGTAAAATGCAACTTGAGTGAGTTATATAATGCAAAAGTATCATATCCGGTCATATTGGTAATTTAGAGTTTTTAACTTTAAGTAAATTGAGATCGCTAGCCTGTAATTCAATCTTTGATTTTAGATTAGCATTAATTAATGAAGCTGCAACCTCAACTTCTAATTCAGTCTTTTTACAATATTCAACAATCGCTTCAAGATATGTGTAATCAGTATTTGCAACGAGACCTTCAATTGCAATAGCAAATTTTTTCATCTCATCTTTTGTAGCCATGATTAAGTTCCATTATAATAAAATTTATCACTTTCATCAGAATCAACCCTTAGTGTAGGTTGGGATGGTAAATCACTCTTATCAATTAATTCATATTCAAAAGGAAAAGTTGAATATAGAGCATTTGGATATTTTTCATTCATCTTGACCTGATCATCAACAACAGCCTCAAATGGTGATGATGTTTGACCACCACCCTCTTCATCAAACTGAAAAGTAAATTGATCGTTGTTATCCACACCTTCATAGATGCTATCCATTTCTTGTCTCATTGACTTAGATGGTAAACCAATCAATTGACCTACATCATCAAAAGCTTTTTCGACACCATCTAAATTTATTACATCACGGTCAATGATAACCTCTTCACCTTCGTTGGTGTATTCTACTCGTATGTTTGGCATAATATCTCCTAATTAAATATAATTGCAAATGTGCCAGCAAGTAAAAATAGACCTGCGAATATTTTTAGTGCATAGGCGGTTATTTTGGAAAAGAGCCATAAACCACCAACTATAGCCATCACGACCATAATTTCAGATTTATCACTCCAGCTTAGATAAGATTGAGCTGTTGTGGCAACTTCACCTGCTTGCACAATAACTTCTTCAACCTGTTGTTTAATTTCTTCTACAATAATTGGCATAAATCATCTCACTTGTTATCATAATACTATTATACACCCAGTTTGACGAAAAGTCAATGCTTAGATCTATATTCGTTGATATATTGCCATAAAGGCTCGACATACTCAGCTTTTTCTTTTACGAACACCTGTGGTTCGTTATCAGCAACAGCGATTAAAACCACAATTTCATTTATGCGTACATGAGTCAACTCTTCAACCATTAATGCGTAAGCTGTGCATTGCATAAAATAGTTTTGTATCCATTCTTCTTTTTTTGGTTTACTGGATGTTTTGAAATCTATAATAGACGTTGCACCCTCCCATTTTGCAATACAATCTACTCTGCCTGCCAGTTTCATGGTATCAGAATATAATGCTTGCTCTAAAGCATATACTACACTAATTTTTTCATCCATTATTGGTTTGATGCTGTTAAACATTTGTTTTACATCAGGCATCAAAGCCTTTATTTTCATATCTGGTAAATCATTCTTGAGATAATTTTCACATAACGAATGAACTCTTGTGCCTCTGCTTGACGCAAGTCTTGATATTTTGTTTGCCTCTTCATTACCAACTCTTTTACGCCACTCTAATATGGCTGATTTGTTATAATCAGATAAAACGGTGGTTACAGATGGATAGGCATTATCATCTGGTGTGATATAACGCCTACCTTCTTCTGTTGTTTTTGTTTTTAAATCAAAATCAAGTTGCCACAAATTACAATTATAAAATCCCATTTATATTAAGCTGCCTCTTCTTCCCATGGATTCTTTAAACCACACCCATCTTTATATTGTTTTTTCCAACCCTCTGAACGCCATTCTCTTTTTGTTTTACCTTCAGCTTCCCAAGGGCACCATTCTTGCATATACACTTCTCGGTTCTTTGCGATATTTTCTACACTCCAAGGAGACTCTTTTATATCTACCACCTCATTTGTTTTCTTAGGCTTATTATGAATCTTCTCGTTTTTCATTTCTATCTGCATTGAACGTCTATACATGAACTCTCCTTTAGTTGGTGTTTGCATAATATAGAAATTCAAGAGTTTCTCCATTTTTTGAGAATATTTGATGTTTTTGATTGTTTTATATTTTTTCGACCATATCTTTGGCCGACCGTTGACTCAGGGTGTGCTTCAGCAACCTTTGATAGCACCTCTTTCCAGGTGTCATCAGTTTTTCCTTGATAACTACCTTCCATAGAAGTGATTGAGAATGGAGCTGGGATTTGCTGTATGTGAGGATTCTTAGCGAGTAAGTCCTCTCTTTTGGAGTTTGTCAAAAAATCTTCAAAAAACTCACCAGTATCATTGTTAAGAAATTGAAATGTTGGCATTGTAGTTATTTAGTCCTTCCACATACCAAGTTGGAGTTTGTCTATCAGTCCACTTGGCGAAATAATTTTTCTTCTCTATGTAATACTTATGATATGAACCTAGAGAATCACCGGTAATTTTACACTCTTCAGGCATGGCTGGTGTTGGTGGTGTAAACTCACCATCTGGTATCTTATTTGGTGTTTGTTTTAAATCATTCACTAATCTGTAACAGGCATGGGTTTTACCATATCTGTATGTATATTCTTTGTTCAAGTGAAACCACATTTTCCATAGCCATTTGTAATTATCATCTGTTTTTCTCAACCATATATTAGATGGGTGGTTTTCATGTACTGATAACATGAGTATTGAATCTCTATCATCAGGTAATCTAAATCTTCTTAATTTACGACCATTTTTTGCTTTGTCAAAATACAGCTCACCATCTAATACACGGTGAGCTGTTGACATCAACTGAGCATATTCTATAATCATTTTTACCACGTGCTTATCACAATGTTGTAGAGCACACTCGATAGGGTCACGATTCAAATAAAATATGTTCATAATTTACTCCACTAAATGGATTGATATGATAGGATCTATACCAACATAAGACACAAGTGCTGTGCAAAATGCTGAATAGACAACGATAAAAGTGCCGATTAACCAAGCGGCAGTTTTGACCTTCGTCATACATTATCTCCTTGTTCAATTAAGTTAATGGAATCCTCAAGTTCTTTGAACTTTTCGGTGCTTTCAAGCTTGTTCTTGAGTTTTGCATTTCTATTGATTTGCTCAAGTATAAGCTTATTCGACAAATTAGACGAATACTTTAATTTTACAAAGGCACGATAACCTGCTTTTTCGTGAACAACTTTGAAATCGGTTCTTTGAACACCAACAAGGTTGACTCTTGATACAAGTAACTTTGTTGTTCTATTAATGTCATTAGCTGTTGAAACATTTACATCACCAAGTTCAGATGTAAAATCTTTCATCATTGCCTCAACATGAGAGGAAAAGTTTGATGCTAACTCTCGTTTAGCTGACAACATAGCCTTGTCAACAGCAAACTGGAAATCATTTGAAAATTCAGTTGCTACTGAATACAAATTATCGTTATCATCATCCTCAAGTTCATTATACCAATCTGGATAATTTACCTCATCGCCTTGGTCGCCACCACCAAATTCGGGTGCCTTAAACTCAAAGCCTGTGTCATACTTCATGCTACTGCAACCGCTAGCGATTGCAAAGACTAAAGGAATAAGTAATAAATTTTTATTCATAATCAATAAACCTCCTATCAGTACCAGTACCAATTCTTTCAATATATTTACCAGCTCTGTTTAAATCATCACCCGCACCATCTATGGCACCACCTATTGTGCCACATCCTGTTACTAGGAATAATACTGAAAACATAGCAGTAATGCCAACTAATGTGTAATAAACATTTTTCATAATCACCTCACGATTTGTGTTAATTGATAAATTGTCCGCCTTTTTAAAACGGGCACGCTTTCTAATAATTTTTGAAACTCTTTATGATTATACACTTCTTTTACCGAAATGTCAACCTCTAAGAAAAGAAATAATAATCTTTCTTGTGAAATTTGTTTGTGATCAGGTAACTTTGCCATGATTCTGTGGTTATCATCTGGTATTTGAAATTCATAACCTGGATGTTCAACAACCGTTTCGTAAACTTTCATATATTTACCATGTTCTTGGTTGAATAATATTACTTTACCCACGTGGCTTGATACACCTGTAAAGATAATCTCTTCGTCATGTTTGAATTTAAAATCATCATTATGTATATAAAAAGATATATCATTTTTTACAGGGTGAACATCTGCTTTAATAGTAACGATACAGGTTCTCATACCCTCTCGCATAATAGTGTCTATCTTTGAATCAATAATACTTCTTATTACACCAGTTATATTGTTCAAAAAATCTCGTTTATGGTCACAATTTGTAGAATTACAAGTTTGATATTCCATAAGTTCAATCACCTCACCAACTTTGTTCAAGATGGCGGCCTCTTTAGCTTTCTCTTCTGCTATCGAGCAAGCTAAACTTTCTGGTGTGTTAGGACCAAAATTGTATTCACCCACACCAACAGTTGGTTCAGCAAATGCTGTTGTAGCAAAAAGAGAAAGTGCTAATAGAGTTTTTTTCATTAGGCAACCTCGGTAGTTTTATCTTCGGTTTTACTCTCAACAGGTTGAGCTTTTAAATCATTGAGAGTCTTTACATTGTTAGACACCTTTGGTCTAAACTTCTTAGGGTTGTCAACAATATTGTCAACAAATTTCCAGTTGGAGTTACCTGTACCACGAAGCATTAGACCTTGTCTAACAAGAGTCTCTCGTACACCATTGTTATTATCCCAATTGTGTATGCGATATGCAACAACTTTACGTTTCGTTTCTGGCGTATCACCACGAACGCTGGACACAATACCGCCGACCATAGTTTTAATGTGCCAAATGTATGTTGATAATCTATACATATGAATTTCGTTAGCAAGAGTTGCTTCTATCTCTTCAACAGTTAGCACAACTTTTTCAAATGGCGTCGCTGTTCTTTGACTTGCTTTTTGTTCAAATAGAACAAGAAGCTTTTGATAAGGTTTAAGTCTGATTTTCTTCATGTAATTCTCCATAAATTTTAATTTATACAACCATTATAAAGGTAGAGTGCCGAAATGTCAAGCATTACCTTCTCATATTTGCCTGATCTTTGGCCTCTTCGTCTGTGAAAATGGGCACAGCATTACTTTTATGTAAGGTGCCAATACCTTTCATGCTATTGCCAGTATAAACTTGATTGTCTTTTTTAACAGCCACGGCATCTCCAGAATCTAAAGAAGGTGGTCGATAAGTCTGCCGAGGAGGGCAAACAGTTGTCATTTGAATTTCTACTACATAATCTTTTGTTGATTTTTTAGTTCTTTTGAGTGCTACATCAACACTACCTTTGTTTCTCAGCATTTTCTTTCTTGTAGATTTTGACCATCTGTAACCTGTGTTTATTGTACCCATAATATCTCCGAAATTTTCACTATAATTATATTATACATGAATACTGCCGAAATGTCAAGCGTTGGTGGCGGTGGCAGGATTTGAACCTGCGATCTCTTGGTTATGAGCCAAGTGAGATGACCACTTCTCCACACCGCAAAAATTTGATTTCGATAACTAAGTATTGCCTTGGTTCTCCCGGAGAGTGCTCGTCCGACGCCGACAACTTTTTATCTCAAACAGCCGTTACTGCTATGATTTATCACTTAGTTACCTCAACTGTTAATACTAGTATACTATGGGTAGACCTAATAGTCAAGCACTATTTTTGTTGTATTTTTACAACATTACCCTTTGAGGAGGGTTTGATTCGACTCTCGGATAACCTGCCCGTTCTCGTCAAATTTCATACTCTGAAGCCTTTGCAGCTCAGACTCTAATGATTGTACGCCAGACCTAGATGTTGCAATTTGACTATAAATCTCCTGTATTCTTGCAGCTGCCTGTGTTTTATTGGAAACCATAATCGTTTTTCTCCTCTTTTTCTAGTCTGTATGTTGATTTATCGTGGTGTTTCACTTTGTCATGTTTTGGTGATTTATTGGTTTTTTTAAATTTAGTATGTTTTGATTTTAAAACTTTCTGGCTTTGCATTTCTACTCCTATAAAATATTATCAATGACACCATAATCTAAAGCCTCTTTGGTTGACATATAAAAATCTGTTGGGCCTATGAACTTTTTGAAGTATGACTTAGGTAATCCAGCAGACTCTAATATCTTTTGTGTTTTCTCACTTAAATTATCATTTTCTTTTACCCAAGCTCTTGTGTCATGGTGTTTAGTCATAGAGCACTCAGCTGAAAACTGATGGCACATAAGAGATGAATACTTACCTGCATATCTTTTACCTTTTGTACCAGATATAAGAATATAAAAGGCAGCTGATATTGATGAGCCCACAGATACAGTTTTGAAATCATGTATTGAAGCTTGCATCAAGTCAATAACACCAAAGGCATCAACTAAAGTGCCTCCATCAGAATTGATATAAAGTGTGAGTTCTTTTTTTGTTGTATCAAGATTATGATATAGAATCCATCTTATGATTTTTTCTACTGAATCGGTTGTTACATCACCTGATAGAAAGTGTATGTTCTTATCAAAAAACTTATTATCAATTTTTTCATCTATGTTCATTTACTGTACCATGAGTAAGCAGTTTTTAATATATCAGAGATGTCATATTTCGGTTTGTAACCTAATAAACTTTTTGCTGATTCAATACTTGCGACTAACTTTGATGGGTCGCCTTTTCTTTCAGGGCCAAATTCATGTTTTATATCTAACCCTAGTATGTCTTTTGCAAGATTAACAATCTCTAAGTTAGTATATCCTACACCAGTTCCTAAGTTGATTGTGGCAGATTGGCCTGTTTTCCAGGTATTTAAATATTCCATCGCCAATAGGTGAGCATCGGCAACATCAGATACATGAACATAATCACGAACACAGGTGCCATCTTTTGTTTGATAATCATTACCGTTTATCACGAAGTTATTTAGATTTTCAAAAAGTAGTGGTATCATATGAGTTTCTGGTTGATGATCTTCACCCATCTCACCATCTGGATCTGCACCAGCTAAATTGAAGAATCGGAAGATTGTGTGATTGATACCAGAATCACGAATGGCATTTTCAGCTGCTATCTTGGAGTTTGCATATGGATTATTATATGCGATTGAATCAGTTTCAACCAATAATTCTTCTTTTGGTTTATAAACACCAGCACTTGAAGAGTATATTAGATTAGGCACATTATATTCTTTCATCATATCAATTAAATGTACTGTAGCTAAAACATTATCTTTCCAAAAATGTATTGGATAATCCCAAGACATACCCACTTCTATGCGACCAGCTAAATGAAATACTGTATCTATATCTAGCATAAAAAACTGATAGAGTGATAACGGATTTTCACAGAAGTCAGCTTGTAGTTCTTGATGATAGTATTTACAATTTGCTTCTACTCGGTCAATACAGTAAACTTCATGGCCTGCTTTATGTAAAGATTTAGCAAGATGTTTACCAAGATAACCTGCACCACCTGTAATTAAAACTTTTTTCACGAATCTCTTAAAGATGTAATTGGATTTTTAACTGGCCACCAAATGTTGTGTGCCTCTTCATCATTCCATTTTATTGTGAATTGGCTTCTTACATTATAGTAAGCATCTAATTTATAACTGAATACAGCATACTTAGACATAACAAGGTGAGCATTACCAAATTTAGGTGGTACTAATACTTGTTGTCTATTTGCACCTGATAGATGAAAAGATTGCCATTGCTTATATTGATTTGACTCTGGGTCATTATTGATCACAACAAAGTAAATATCACCGTGTAAACAAGATATGAGTTTTGTTGTATGATCATCACCATGTATGCCACGCAAAACGTGTTTTCTTGATGTGCTTATACTATCTAATACCCAGTCATTTTCAATACCATACTCTCGATATTTTTTCTTATTCCAGTTTTCAGTATTCGTACCCCTGAAATCTTCAAATGTAACTGGTGGTGTTATGAGCAAAACACCGGCTAATTCTGTAAGTTTTAAGTTCATTCTATAATTGATATTCCTGGTGCGACTTTGGCTAAAGTTGTTTCTTTCCATGGAAAATGTATCGTATCATACTTTTCCTTTTGTGCTTTATTACCTTCTATGAAAAAGTCTTTATTAACTGAATTTGGATTTGATTCGCCTTTACCTGTATTATTATCTAAACGATAACATACGGTATGTTTATTTGTGCAATCGAAATTAGGAAAGTTTTGTCTCAGGTTGTGGAAGAATTGTCTATCTGCACCCCATTGGCCATACCAAGCATGACCGATACCAATAGCAATATCACGCCTAATAATATAAGATGAGGTATCAATGTGATGTACCTTATCATCAAAGTATACAGGCCATTTACCAAGCGACTCACAGTTGTCCTCGCATACATAATTACCCTCTTGATCATAGATTTTGCGTAATGAATAAGCCCATTGATTTCCATTGTTCAATTTCTCCACTAATTTTTTAACGTGATCTGGCTCAAGCCAGTTATCTTCATCAAGATAACATATTGCATCAGCATTTACAAGAAAAGAACAGGCAGAATATACTCTATGCCCATACCAACCTTTACCAACATTCTCTTCTAGTGTAACTGTTTTGATAGGCACTTTCTTATCTTCAAAAGGTTTTAAAGTGCCTGATCCAGTTTTTAAGGCCATTTGATTTATAACACTCTCTTTATGCTCATAACCATCAATAAAAACATAATGTACTATATCTTCATATTCTTGTTTTTGCACAGAGAGTAAACATTGTGTTAGAGTTTCTTGACCTATTGATGGTGTAACTATAGCTACTTTCATGCTCTCACTTTCTTTACGATTTCTGATGAAGAATTTTTCTTATCGGTGCCACCGACACCATAAACAAATTCAACACCCTCTACAGATAACTCCCTACAGTTTGACTCGTTACGGTCACCACCATTTGCAAATATTATTTCATCACTAGGGTACCAGTATTTTACTTTGTTTAGTAAGTCAATTGAGGAATCGTCATCATCATTAAAACGATTAACACCATTTACATATTTGATACTTTTAATAATCTCTTCACGCTCTTCTATCGGCATGAAAACATAACCTTTCTTTCTCATCAACCATTCATCAGAATTGACACCAACAATTAGATACATACCTAACTCTTTGGCTTCTCTAAAGTATGCTAAATGACCAGAATGTATAGGGTCAAAACCACCAGACACTACAACTATTTTCATATATTCAAATGAGGGAAAACCTCTTTCACTAATTTTGGTGTAAGGTATCTAACTTTTAAATCTTTTGCGAACATATTTACAAAGAGTTTGGCTTCATCAGCGTGTAAAGCCTCAAGTATTACAACCAATAACTTTCTTTGTTTTTCTTCTGTGAGACCTTCTGGTTTTTTAGGATTACCAACAATGAATCGCCAAAGCTTTGGCACTTCTAAATTTAGATAAGTGTAATTTAGACCAGCAGGTTCAAGTGCCGGTCGATAAGTGTCTGGTAGAGATCCTACATCAAATTGAATGTCTTTGTTGAAAGCCATTTCTAAAAATGTAGTAAAGGCTTTATCACCATGTTTACTTAAAAATTCAACACGTTCTTTTCTTGATGGTAGTTGTTCAAACTCATCAAATATTTCGGAATATAATTTTTCTTGTGGCATATTAAAACTCGTCTATGACTTCAAGTAGGTTCTTGAGTCGTTTGTTAATCATATAATTCATAAAGACCTGTTTGGTCTTTCCTTTTACTGTATCATAAGTATGTAGTATCTCTTCCTTGAGACTATCAGGTACTTTTGATAGATCAATCAAGATTTCATTACGCTTGTAATTACGGAACATTTCTTCGTTACAAAAATCCTCTGGCTTCTCATTTAGCCATTTAATTATGTTTTTATTTGTAATTGGCTTTTGGCGACCACCTGTAACGAACACATCATCAGGTGACATAATATTTGGTACACCATCACTTTTATCACCACGAATAATCAGTTGTTTTAATTGTAGTGCAGGTAGATCTTCTTTTACATATTTTTTTAATATCGGTGAATACTGTTCTACATTCTTAAACTTTTGTAGTTGTGCAAAGTCTTTATCACTTGAAAGTATCATTATCTTTTCATTCGCCGAATACTTTGTGGCTATCGTAGCAATAATATCATCTGCTTCACAAGTGTTAATCTCTATGACCTTGTAAGGAGAGTGATGTTTCAATTCATCACGAATCTTATTCAGACACTCAAAGATTACATTCCAGTCGTGTCCTGAAGTCTCCCTGACCTTTTTACGAGATGCTTTGTAGTTAGGGAATAATTCTTTACGCCAGTAGTTTCTATTATCACAGGCAAGTATAACTTCTGGGCCATGTGTTTTCTTAAACTTTTTAACGTAAGTTCTAATTGTATTTAATATCATATGACGAACTAAATCTTCTTGTACTTCTGTTTTAGAGTACCCGATTTGTTCCATCAAATTAGATATTGCGACCTGGTTGTAATCAAATATTATCATCTTATTTTTATCCTAACAGAGGATTTCTTTTTAGTCAAGCTTTTAATCTTTTCACAACACTCTTTTACCGAGTTGAAATAGGCAATCATTCTTTTTCTTTTTGTTCTAGTTGTGTGAGAATAACCTTCTTTGAGTTGTGGGTCATCCGACTCTAGTGATTCTACCCATTCTTCCATGGACTCATCTGCCCATTTTACGACAAATCTTAGGTGCATTGGTTTTAGTTGATACTTTACTAAAGATGCCATAGGTGATGGTTTTTCTTGGAAGTCTGATAGCATAATTTCATCAACTTGCTCTTCTAATTCAACTATAGCTAAGTCTGCCTTCTCACGAAGCCTATCTTGAATGTTTACCCTAGGTTTTTCATTTTCAACTGGTGGATTGTCTTTGATTTTTTGTAGTATCTCAGACACCATCTTATCATAATAGATTTGTAAATCCTCTGGTAATACAGCCTTGTGTTCATCAATTAAAGCACAAACCATACCAAATTTTTTAGGCATGGTTGAGGCCTGCTCAGAAGCATTTGCTTTGTACTTTCTTTTTATATGTTTACGAATCTTAGCATATGACCCTTTTGTAGTTAAATCCAATTCATACATTTGCAAAAGGTTCTTAATTCTTTTCTCGTCAGTTAATTTTGCCATAATTATTTCTCTTGTTTACCAAGGTATATAGAACACTATAACATAAATACTTACCTGATGTAGGCAGATTTGATGTATCTGTCATGCTATTATTATGACATTATAATTAATTTGTTATAAATTGTCAACGAAAATAGGGTAAAGATAGCATGATAGATCCAATCACGGCTTTGTCCCTAGCTTCAGCTGCCTTTACTGGAATTAAAAAAGCAGTTAAACTGGGAAAAGATGTTGAAGAAGTGTACGGTGCCTTGAGCAAATGGGCAGGACACATTTCAGATGTAACAGAGCATATGAACGAGAATAAGCCAAAGAAACCGGGTTTATTTGATAAGATAGGTTTCAGTAAGTCAACGACACAGGAGGCGTTTGACCATATAATAGCTAAAAAGAAAATTAAAGATATGGAGGATCAAATCCGACATATGTTTACATGGGGTGAACTCCATCATTTAGGGCTTGATGGATATAGGGAATTTATACAAAGACGTAGAAAAATAAAAGAAGAACGAGAGAAGCAAATATATGAACAGATGCGGAGAAGAAAAAGATTTTTTTGGTTAATTAAACAATTTGCGATTGGAGGAACGGTCATAGCATTTTCAGTATGGATCATTTGGTACATGATAGACATGATAATGAACGCACCAAGATTTAAAGGAAAAGAGAATGGTCAAATCACAAACCAAAGTAGGCAAGAAATTACAACCAGGGTCAATACTAGAAAAATATGATGTAGATAATAATGGTGAGATTACAGATAATGAAATTCAAGATATTCGTGAGATAGAGGAAATAGAAAGGTTAAATAGAAGGCAGAAACATCAAAGAATGATGGCATGGTATTCTTTAGTTGGTATGATAAGTTATCCAGCTTGTATCATGTTTTGTGAGTTTGTTGGTTTACATAAGTCAGCTGATCTTTTGGCAACTATGGCACCAACTTATTTTATAGCGGCTGCTGGTGTAGCAGGTGCATTTATGGGTGTTACAGCATGGATGAGTAAGAAATGAAAAAGTTAAAAGATTTAAGAAAAGAATTAAAACCAAAAAATCTGGTACATTTAAATGCTCCTAAGTCTGGTGCAGGTAAACACTCTGATCAAAAAAGAAAAATGAAACAAGGTTATCAGAAGCATAAAGGACGAATGAATGGGTGATCAATTTAAATTATTTACTGAACAGACAATTGGGAGGCCAGAAGGTTATCAATACCCTACAGGTTTATCTTTTGGTATAATTGGTAGTGGTGGTGTACCATCTACTAATGCAGCTACAAGCACATCTGGTGGTGCTAAAACTGTAGACTCTACAAATAATTTTACAGTTCATACATATACATCATCTGGCACGTTTGATCCAAGTTTTACTGGCACAGTAGAATATCTTGTAATTGGTGGTGGCGCTGGCGGTGGATCTGCTGGTGGTGGCGGAGGTGCTGGAGGATTTCGTGAAGGTTTTATTGAAGTTGACTCTAGTTCAACTTATAATGTAACAGTTGGTGGCGGAGGTGCAGGTGGGTCAGCTGGCACAGGCGTTGGTGCAAACGGTACTAATTCAAGTTTCGCAACAATTATGTCATCGGGCGGTGGCGGAGGTAGATACAGAGCAGTAGGACATTCTGGCGGTTCTGGTGGTGGTTCTGGTGGAGGAGATGGGACTTCAAACCCAACACCTTGGCTCTCTGGTGGTCCTGGAAATAAAGGTCGATACGCTCAATCCGAAGGTCACGCTGGCGGTGATGGTGTTTCTGATAATTCGACTTATACTATGGCTGGTGGCGGCGGAGGTGCTGGAGGACCAGGACGAAATGGCACGCCTTACAGAGCTGGTGATGGTGGGGTAGGGTCTAATAGTACAATTTCAGGTGCAGATACCTCTTACGCTGGCGGAGGAGGTGGCGGAGGTTCACAAGCCCCAGCTGCAAGACCAGGAAGTTTAGGTGGCGCTGGTGGGGGTGGTAACGGAGGCGGCCCTAATTTTCCAGGAACTAACACAGGTTCAGCTGCTTCGGTTAATCGAGGTGGCGGCGGCGGTGGTGGTACTGATTCAGGTCCGCCACAGGCTGCAGGTGGTGCTGGAGGTTCCGGTATTGTAATATTAAGATATGTTACACTTCAATCAGATGTGGCTAAAACAAACGTATTTACAAGTGCTACTGGCGGTACAAAAACAACATCAAATAGTTATGGTTTCCACGTCTTTACAAGTCATGGCACATTTACACCACCTCAAGATATTGAGTGTGAAGTTTTAATTGTTGCAGGTGGAGGCGGTGGAGGAAACGGTCATGGAGGTGGGGGTGGAGCTGGCGGTGTTCGTTACATCAAAGGTTTAACTGCTCCATCTGATGGTTCAAATGTCTCAATTGGTGTAGGTGGTGCTGGCGCTAGTCCTGGTACTGCATCAGCTACCGGTGCAAATGGGTCAAATTCAGGTTTTGCTCACACCTTTTATGCTGAAAGAGGAGGTGGTGGGGGTGGTGGTTACAACTTAGGCGCTCATGGTAATGGTGAAGAAGGCGGCTCAGGAGGAGGTGGCGGTTATAATGGCCCTCTAAATGCTGGAGCTGGCACAGATGGTCAAGGATTTCCTGGTGGTAATGCGCCAGCGAGTGGTAGACCTGCCGGTGGTGGTGGAGCGGGTAGTCGTGGTGCTGATGGAGCTTCTGGTAAACCTGGTGAAGGTGGCGATGGAGTTTATTTTAGTTTTGAAGGAACGGTAACTGCATACGCTGGTGGCGGTGGCGGCGGAGGTGGTGTATCAGGGCCTCCTGGAGGTGGTGGTATTGGTGGTGGCGGTGCAGGTGGAGCTCCATCAGGGGCAGGCGTAGCTGCCGGTACTAATACCGGCGGTGGCGGAGGTGGTGGCGGTAATTCTCAAGTCGGTGGCGCTGGCGGGCCAGGAATTGTCATTGTCAAGTATTCAAAAGAACAATATGCTTTGGGCAGCGCTTCAAAAATAAACACAGCTGCTACTGATGCAGCTACTGGTGGTATCATAACTTTCTCCGAAGAAAAAGTAGTTCACACATTTGCAAACCCATCTGGTTCTGGTACTTTCACACCAAATAGAAACATGAATGTAGACTTTCTAATTGTTGCTGGCGGTGGCGCCGGTGGTGGTAGTGACCACGGTGCTGGTGGTGGTGCAGGAGGATTAGTCTTTATCTCTGGTCACCCTGTTACAGCTGGATCACCATATACAATCACAGTAGGTGCAGGTGGATCAGGAAATGCTGGTACTAGAGGTGGTAACGGCACAAACTCTTCCGCATTTACTTTTGTAGGTATGGGAGGCGGTGGCGGTGCATCTTACAATGATGGTCACGGGTTTAGTGGCGGAAACGGAGGTGGTGCATCAGGAGGACCGGGCACTAGCACAAATGGTGGTCTTGGTTTACAAAACTCTCAACAAGGTTATGGTCAGGGAAATCCTGGAGGTAATAGTCAAGCAGTTGATTATGGATCTGGTGGTGGGGGTGGTGGTGCATCTCAAGCGGGGGCGGGTTATGGTTCGCAAGATGTTCCCTCTTCACTCGCACCTACACAACCTAATGATAATCAAGGTAAAGGTGGTGATGGTATGTCATTCTCTATATCAGGTTCTTATAAAGCATACGCTGGTGGTGGTGGTTGTTCTGGCTCACCAGGAGTTGGTGGTAGCGGAGGACCTGCTTTAGGAAAAAATGCTGGTCTTGGCGGAATCGGTGGCGGAGGAAAAGGCGGTTCACCACCAGCAGCTCCCGGATTTACAGGAAATCCAGCCGGTCCTGGTTTAGGTGGTGCTGGTACTGCAAATACTGGCGGTGGCGGCGGAGGTACAGATAGAGATGGTCCAGGTGGATCTCAAGCAGACGTAGGAGGTTCTGGGGGATCTGGTATTGTAATTATTTCTTATGATAAATTTGAATTTGGCTCGGGCGCAGAAGGGTACTTCATTAATTAATGAAAATAATTTTTTTACTTTTACTCATGTTTAGTTTTTCTGTTGATGCTGTGCCACCACCAAGAGGTATAGATCCAGTAGAAGCAAAGAAGAGAGAACGTAAACAAAAAATAGAAAGAGAGAGGGCTCGTAGAGATTCTATCAACTGTTATATAACAGAGAGAAAAAAAAGAGATGATGGTGGTTTTAACTGTATATATAGGTGTCCATTGAAGTTCAACAAAAAGACTCGTAAAAGAGAGTATAGAGTTGAAAATAATAATGTTGGACCTGGTTTTGGTTGTCCATCAGTAATGAACGTGCTAAGGAGATAAAATGCAAAGAGTATATTTAATTAACTTTTTAATTGTTTTGTTTGTTGCTTTTTGTTTACCAGCTTTTGGAGGTAATGCAAAAATCGGCGAGATGAAATTTAAGATGAATTGTAAGCAATGCCATGGGCCTGCTGGTATGGGCATGGCAAGTTTTCCGAAAGTATCAGGTAAAGATGTAGAATATACAAAAGATAGATTAAAAAAATATAGAGCAGGTGAAGAGATAGGACCAAACTCTGCATTGATGATAATGATAGCAAAGTCTTTATCAGATAAAGATATAGAAAATCTAGCTGCATATTTAGAGAAGGCAAAAAGATAAATGTTTACTCAACTGTTTAGAAAAAAAGAAGAAAAGTCTGATGCTGATGCTTTATTAGACTTTGCTAATACAGACACGGCTGATAAAGCACCAGACCCATTTCATGTAACAGAATCGGCTGCAAAACAAATTAAATCTTTAGTGAGTGATGAGAAAAATGCCACAGGGCTCAGAATATTTGTTCAAGGTGGTGGTTGTTCTGGATTTCAATATGGTTTTGCGTTTGCTGAAGAATTAGATGATGATGATACTAATGTTCAGGCTCATGGTGCAAGTGTGGTTGTTGACGCTATGAGTTATCAGTATGTGATGGGTGCAGAGATTGATTATAAAGATGATCCTTTAAATGGTTCATCATTTGTAATAAGAAACCCACAAGCAACATCTACTTGTGGGTGTGGTTCAAGTTTTGCTTATGGATAACATCCAAGACCAATCATAATTTATATCAAGAGTAACAAACGATACGGCTACAAAACCACACAATAACGTCAAACAAATTATACCTATAGATGATAGTATCATCACCCATAAAAGTACAGACATAATTTTAAGAATCGAATCAGCTATTGGCGTTTTCGGTGTGTGCATAAAGTCTATGGAACTTCATTTCCCCAAGAATCCCAACCGTGAGCCGTTTGTCGAGCAAACAGTTCTATTCTAGGTAAATCCCCACACAAGGCAACAATATGATCCCGTACAATATCGGGTTTTTTGCTGTGTCTTTCTATTGGGGTATCAATCACACTTAATATACTTGCATCTACTCTCTTAGGTTTACCTTTTGTTGCTAGTAAGCATAATTCAGAATTAGATCTTGTCCAGTTTCCCATGCCCATAAACCATGTAGGCTTTATTTTATTTCGTTTCACCCATGTAAAGGCACAAGTCTTATATACAAAACCCCATTTTTCTATTATTTCAAATACAATTGGTAATTGTGGCATGGTAACCCACATAAACAAAACGCAATTATCATCAGCAATATCCCGAACGGGTAAATTAGAAATCCAATCTTTATCTTGTACATCATATTTAAAACTAGCGCCTCTTTTTCCTGCGGATGCTTTGTCTCGATATGACCAAGGCGGGTCGGCATAGATAATTTGATACTTTTTATTGGGTAGATTCACAAAACTTTATTTAGAGTTGAAAAATAGTCATTCTGATACGAATAGGCATGATTTACACTTGACATTTTGTATGAATTTGATTGTATGCCATAATCTTCATAATAGTTTGTGCGAACTTCATTATATGAAGTCGTAATATCATTCCAATATTGTTTTTTTTGCAAATATTTAAGATAATCTTCGTCTAATTCGTTACAACTTACATGAGTTGTCTGTAAAGTGTTGTGCCAGTTGTCGGAAGCGTATTGAGAAATCTCTCTAGCGATTTGATCACTCTCGGCTTCGATAACATAGAAGTTTTGAGTCATTTCTAGCGTTTCAACAATGTATCTTTTCATCAAACTTGCTCCTCAAGCGACATTTTTTCATATTTTAGCACTTTATTGTATTTGAATGAGCGCCATTCTTTGTTTTCTAAGTCTAAAACTGCTTGAGAGGTTGCTTTTGCATCAAATTCAATTTTTCCTGTGTATTTTTGACCAAATTGCTCTGTAAGTGCTTGTGGAGCAAGTGTACAAATCATTTTCCGGCGCTCTCCATTGACTTTTTGAAAGATGACCTCGCATTTACCCATGTGTAAGTCATTAAACAGTTCAGCTTTTTCATTTCTCTGCATTATAATCTCCATTTCGCTTGTGTTCTAAGATACTTTTTAACATTTTTGTTATTTTCTTATTATACAACTTCATCTTTATGTTTGTCAAGTAGTCCTCAAACCATTTGCCTGATGTTTTTGTCTTACGGAGTATGCAACCATAAACTCCGTGACCAGCTAAGTTCATAACATAGCCAGTTGGGTCGCCTAATATTGCTTCAAAGTCGCAATCATACTCTGGCGAGCCAGTTTTACTCTCTTTGACAAAACAAATATGAAATACATCACCTATTGGTGAAGTTTCAATTGGTTTTTTTGAGTGATTTTTCTCTGTAAGGTTGAAAAATTTAAAATTAAAGCCCTCATCATCAGGGTCAATAATTGGCGTGAAGTAAAATCCATCAAATTTCTTTGGAAAGTTCATCAAATGCCTCTTAGAGTGTTTTGTAATAGAATATGTGTGTGCCAATTTTTTGAATGTAGTACTCATTAGACGCCCAGTTAGGTCTAATATAGTCTGCATGGTAGTATAAAGCGTGCTCAAAGTTCTTTAATTCAAGTCCACGCTTCAAAATGCGATGAGCTATCTCATAGGACTTCTTCCAGAGGGGTCCTGTTGGTCTTTCCCAACGTATTGAACGCTTGTTCGCCCATGAAAATTGGTGTCTCGCCATGACAACATCACAAATTGTGGTACCCCAACGCTTTGTTCTTACTCGGTTGAGTGTAACTTGTGCAACTGCTATCTTTCCGAGTTCACTTTCAACACCGGCTTCGTGATAAATGTTCTTTGCAAGGCAAAAAACATCAACAGGTTTATAAGTTATTGGTTCTGGATTAGAAATTAGCTCAAACTGCTCTTTGAGTTCGTCTATTTCTTCCTGTTGTTCAACTAAGACCTCAGTTAAATCAACGATTCTTGCTTTTTCAATTGCTAATTCATCTGATAGCTCTTTACCTTTTTTGTGATTACCAAATGTGTAAACAAAAAAGAAGAAAAAACTAACAAAACAAAAACTAACTAATGCACCTAGGGTTGTGTGATACTCTCTTTTATTCATTTTAGATCCTCATTAAAACGCCAGCACCGTAAATACTGAACAAAAATAAATTCAAAACTAAAAGAGCCGCATCTCTAACACGAATTGCATATATTGTGTAAAAGAGTGTGCCCATATTCAAACAAATCACGTTATACGGTTGTATATCTAATGTGACCAGAGTGGCGCCTGCACAAATAAAAAAGACGCCAGACCATTTAAGTATATTATTTATCATATTACTATGATAAAGGAAAGGGGCTGAATAGTCAAGCCCCTTTCGGTAGTGTGTTGTATTTATGCAACACTAAAAATTAGTAATTCATAATGTAAAGATGCTTAACTTCAGAACCAGAATGATCTTTTCCTTTACCAAAGTTTTGCATATATTTAAAGTTTTTGGTTATTATATTAAATTCAGATAAATTTTCACGATAAAATTCACAATCAGAATGAACAAATAACCATTTAGATTTTGTTACTTTCATTGCTTCAATTAATCTGTTATGTAAATCCAATCCACCATCTCCTTGAGTATAACCTAATCTACCCAAATATGGTGGATCTAAGAATATCCAATCATCTTCATTGCATTGTGTAATAATAGAGATAGCATCATTATTAGATAATGTTACTTTTTCTTTAAAGAATTGATGATGTTTAGGGGATAAACTACAAGACATTTTCTTATAATGACCATAAGGAACATTAAATTGTCCATTCTTATTATATCTTTCCATTCCTGAGAAACACAACTGTCTAACAACAATATATGCTATTGCCCACTCTAATTGTGTATAATCATCTGGTGAGTTAATAATATTTCTTGATGAATAATATATTTCTGATAATTCATCATGCTCATAACACTTGATTTCATTAATTCTATTTTGTAAAGTAGAATAATCCTCACTACCTATAACTTTATACAAATTAATTACAGCATCATTTACATCATTTAATACACAATAATTCTCATAGTCTAATGATACAGCAGAACCACCACAAAAGGGTTCAACAATCCTCTTGTATTGTGGTGCTAATTGTTTAATAATAGGAAGTTCTTTTGTCTTCCCTCCTTGATACTTAATAACTGGTTTCATAAACCTTTTTCTTCAAGAATAGGTGCAATAACATCTTTCAAATAATTAAAGTAATCATCTTCTGTAAATTGTGCATCAACTTTACTAAGTAACCATCTAACACCATAAACATCTAATCCTTTATTATTATACTTGGTTAAATCTTTTTGGTCAATATCTCTAACTATAGGAACAAAATATGCACCATGATCTGCACCTAAAGCATCTTTAACTTGTCCTACTTTTCTATTTGATTCTTTAATCTTTTCACTATCAAAGTTTAAATTACATTTACTCTCAAGATATTGTTTAATTTCTCCATCAATATCAAAAAAATGATCAACTTGCCTTAATTTACCTTCTACATCAACCATGTTATCTTCTTCAATTAAATTATTATTTCTCTCACTATCACTAATTACTTTATTCCAAAAATTCTCTAATTGATTACCAACTGAAATCAAAAATGACTGAGAGGATATACGTTTTAACTCAAATGCCTCCAAAATATAACTTTCTGAATATTTTGGTTTGATTGATTCTATTAATGGTTTCAAATTCTCATCAAGATATAAATTCATAATAAATTAATTCATAATAAATTAAACTAACATAACCATATAAAAAGTGGGGCAAAACTAATAGTAATTAAAATTAATCACTATTTTGTGATTATCAGTTGCTGTGCTACCACGATGCTTTTCATTCGCATCAAACACTAATAAACGATTCGCCACATTCTCTATCTTATCACCATTTGATAAAATAGTCAACCCATTATTTGTTGTAACATACAGAATTGCCGTAGTATGTCTTAATCTATCTTGGTCTGCCAAGAAAACACAATCACGGTGTTTATCAGATGTTTTAGATAATAAAGTAACTGGCCTAAAGTTTGCCTTAATTCTAATTAAAGTAATTTTTCTACCAAGCTTTTTCTCTATCTGATCGCATACAAGTTTTGCAAGTGGAAAATGGTCTGAATATGGTTCATTATCATTATAAAACATATGCGTAAACTGGTACTCATGTGCATCAGAATGTTCTTTATCATTATGCTCTGTAACCATATTATTATAATACCATGGCATCCAATCACTTGTAAGAGTAGATTGTATTTTATTAAAGTCTTGTTGTTTTAAAAAATTATCAAATGTATCGGTCAATTTTAGTTCCCAAATAATATTGATACTTACTCACACGGTTTCTTTCTTGCTGCTCAAATGCTTCGTTACGACCTAGACGTTCAAATTCAGCCTGTTTTTCTTGTGCTTCACGAACACGCTTACGTTCATAGTATTCATTGTTTTTATTCTGATTGTATTCAGCTCTTTCTTTCTGCATCTCCTGAATACGCTTCTGTTCTATATCATATTGACGATTGAATTTTTGAGTATAGTCCAGTAATGGTGTTGGAAAGAATACGCTCATAGGTTCTCCAGTTTATCTTTTAGAATCAATCGTGTTTTTTTCATTTCATTCATCTCTTCAGGTCTCACATGGAGGTTCGGGTTTCTTTCGAGCTGATCTATTTTTTCGTTGAGCGTTTCGTGTTGGTCTTTCAAATCTTGAAGATGCTGGTCGTATTTTGCGTTGTCTTTTTCCATTTTTGGTACTCCCATAAACATTGTTACTGTGTCCATTAACATATTTTTCCTTTATATTTTTAAGTATATTTTCAACCTCTGGAAATTCTTCAAAGGTTTCTAGCTTTGCATCTTCTTCAAGAAACTCATAATTAAGTAATTGTAATAAACCATCACAGATCTTTTGATCACTTTCAGGTAGTGTTATAATAAAACTTGCAATATCTTCAGCCGTTTCACAAGACCATATAATCTTACAGAGAGCCGCCTGGCGCCTTGTAAGGCCCTCTATACGCACGGTATTCTCCTTGTTCTTAACGACATAGTTTTGTGCTTCTGCGATTTCATATACTTTCCTCCAAAATTCGTCATCATTGACCCAGCTCATATCATCCATAAAAACTCTCTTATCCAAGTAAATCTCATATTTGTAGAAACCCACCTTAGGTCGCCCATTCTTTTATGTGGTTCCATATTTAACAAAAACCAATTCTTCTCTTCCGAGAAACGAACATTCTCAGAGAACGACAGAATACGAACTATCTTGTCCGACTGTTCAATTTTTCCCATTACAAAAGTATTTTCAAATTTCAAAACGTCAACACCTCCTTTTCGCTGCGACTGTAAATCGAAACCAAAGTCGCTTTCATATTCTTTACTTACCGCTTTAAGTCTGCGTATGACTTCTCTTCCACTAATTCTACGGTAGAGTTTGTTTCGATCCATACATGGGCTCCACATGATAAAGGCTTTTCAGGACTATACACTAATTCACTTGGTCCAT